TAGGTGGAGGACTAAGAAAAGGAACAATCAATGTTATAGGAGCAAGACCAAAAGTTGGTAAAACTCTTTTATCTGATAACATAGGTTACCATATAGCAAGACAAAATATTCCAGTATTAAATATGGATACTGAAATGAATAAAGAAGATCATATCCATAGAATCTTGGCTATGAGTACAGAAATTGAGATCAACAAGATCGAAACTGGCAAATTTACAGAGTCTCCTATTAACGCTAAGAAAATAGAGCAGGCAGTTAAGGATCTTAAAGCCGCACCTCTTTATCATAAGTCTATCGCTGGAAAACCATTCGATGAACAATTAGCTATTATGAGAAGATGGCTAGTTAAGGACGTTGGTTTAAATGATGACGGAACAGCTAAGGACTGTGTTATTATATATGACTATCTAAAGCTAATGGATTCCGGTGGAATATCTCAAGACCTAAAAGAATATCAGGTACTAGGCTTCATGATGACCGCCCTGCATAATTTTGCCGTTAAATACAAGGTTCCAATCCTTTCATTTATTCAGCTTAATCGTGACGGTATATCTAAAGAGAGTACCGATTCTGCAAGCGGTTCGGATAGAATTATATGGCTATGTAGTAACTTTTCCATATTTAAGAGAAAGTCTGACGAAGAGATTGCCGAAGATGGAGGAAAATCTGGTAATCGTAAATTGGTACCAGTAATTAGCAGGCATGGTGGAGGGTTGGATGACAACGACTATATCAATTGTCATATGAAGGGTTGGTGTGCCAAGATTACAGAAGGCCAGACTAAGCTAGAGATGATGCATAATAACAAATCAAACTCGGATGGATTTTTAATCGATGCCAATAACAATGAACAAAATCAAGAAATCCCATTCGTATGATCAAGCAAAACTGAAATACGTTTCAGATGCTTTATGTGACAATATTGAAGAACTTCTAGATACTCTAGGAATAGAGGGGTATAAGAATCTTGGTAAGCTTATTGCTATGAGTTGTCCAATTCATGGTGGAGATAATGAGTCTGCGCTTAATATTTATCATCAAGGCGACTCATATAGAGGTAACTGGAAGTGTAGAACTCATCAGTGTGAAGAAACATTTAAAGGATCGATCATAGGATTCATTAGAGGATGTTTATCTCATAATACTTATGGTTGGGTAAAATCTGGAGATCAGATATGCTCATTTAAAGAGGCCTTAGACTTTGCAACAGCATTTATACGAGAAGATTTTTCTAGCATAAAGATATCAAGAAAAGCTAAAGAAAAAACGGCTTTTGTTAATACGGTTAAGTATATTAGCAATAATAACCAAGATGATAGTCCGAAGATATCAAAAGATGTAATTAGGAAAAGCCTATCTATTCCTTCTGATTATTTTCTCAGCAGAGGATTTTCCGCCCTAACCCTTAACAACTATGATGTAGGGGACTGTCAGGTTCAAGGAAAAGAGATGAATGGTAGGGCCGTGGTGCCGATATACGACCCTGATTTTAAATACATGGTCGGTTGTACCGGACGAAGTATATATGAGAAATGCTCACAATGCAAAGCATACCACGACCCAAAAACAAGCTGTCCATCTGCTGATTCTTTATGGAAATATTCAAAATGGAGACATAATACTGGATTTAAAACCCAGGAGCATTTGTATAATTTTTGGATTGCACAGCACAGAATCAAAGAAATATCTTGTGTTATTCTTGTTGAAAGCCCAGGAAATGTTTGGAGATTGTCTGAAGCTGGCATACTTAATGCCGTAGCAATATTTGGTTCATCATTGAGTGATCGTCAGAAAATGATTTTGGACACTTCTGGTGCCATGACCATTATTACTATAATGGACAATGACGAGGCTGGTCAAAAAGCGGCCATTCAGATAAGACAGAAATGCGAAAAAACATATAATATTAAGAATATTTCTCCTAGTAAAGAAGATATAGCTTCAATGAGTATTGAAGAAATTAATAACGAAATCAAACCCCTAATTAAAGACCTTATATGATCATAGGATTTTCAGGAAAAAAACAATCGGGCAAAAGTACATCTAGTAACTTTATTATATCCTTGTTTATTGCTCAACTAGAAATAGCTAAAAAAGTATCCATAAATGCAAATGGCCAAATTGTTGTTTCTGACCTTCTTAATGACAATAACTATTCTGGGATATTCGATTTATCTAATATTAACAGAAATGATTTTGTATTAAATAAGGTAGCTGAAAAACTAGATAAACATATTAAAGTATATAGTTTTGCTGATCCCTTGAAAAAAGATATTTGTATGAATATTCTAGGTTTAACCTATGAGCAATGTTATGGATCAGATGAAGAAAAGAATACTTTAACCGACCTAACGTGGGATAATAAGCAGCTTACCGGAAGAGAAGCTATGGAAATTATTGGTACCAATATTTTTCGCACACTTAAAAATAATGTATGGGTAGAAGCAACCATTAAAAAGATTAAAGAGGAAAAACCTTCGATAGCTATTATTGCTGATTGTAGATTTCCAAATGAAGCCGATAGCATTAAGGCAGAAGGTGGCAAAGTACTCAGATTAACAAGAAATCCTTTTGACTCATCAGCTAAAGCCGAAGTAGCATTAGACAAAGATAACTACGACTGGTCCAATTTTGATTATATCTGCGATAATGCAAATATGGACATATATAATCAATGTATGGATATACAAAAATTTTTACAGGAGATTCTACCGCTATAAAATCTTTAGGTGTATAAATATGTACAATAGTTCCCATCAATTATTCACGAAAAAATATTATGAAACCTAAAGACATCTTAACTAAAGAATATCTCACAGAACATTTCATCAATCAAAGAAAAAGCGATAAAAAAATAGCTGAAGAATTAAATATTTCTTCCGTAAATTCTGTTATTCAGGCGAGGAAAAGACATGCAATAAATAGATGTTCTCTTAAAGATAGTTCTAAAATTATAACAAAAGAATTTTTAGAAGAGTATTATATCAAGCAAAACTTAAGCTTAAAGTCTGTCGCACATAAAGCTGGATTCAAGAGAAAATCAATTATTTCTAAAGCCCTTAAAAAATTTGGGATTACCCAAAGAGAGCATACAAGAAGTCAAGCTGTCATAGATAGAAAAAAAAGAACACATCACACAATATCTGGTAGATATTTTTGTTCTCTAGTAGGTGGAGCAAAACGTAGAAACTTAGAATTTAGTATCACAATGGAAGATTTATGGGATTTATTTGTAAAACAAAATGGTAGGTGTGCACTATCTGGTATTAATATACGATTCAATAAAATTGGAGAAAAACACACTACTCAAACAGCCTCTGTAGATAGAATAGACAGTGAATATGGCTACAATATTAATAATATAAGATGGGTTCATAAAACTGTAAATAATATGAAATGGGAATTATCGGATGATGAATTTTTAGATTTTTGTCAAGTAATAACAAAACACAATAGGAAAAATAAAAAATGATTGTAACTTATTTTCGCAGTTCATCATACAACACCCATTCTTTATGTGAGCAACAGTATTTTCTTGAATATGTTTTGGGTTGGAGAGGTGTGAGCGGTCTCAAAGCTTCTAAAGGAACGGTAGTTCATAAAGTGTTGGAAATATTAGCTATTATTAAAAAATCTCAACAAGATAATATTAGTGTTTTTGTTGATGATATTATTGGATCTATTAATGTTGAATCATATAATTTAGATAGCATAATACAAAAAGTATATGACTATTATTCTACGGCAGAAGCTTTTCATAAATGGACACCAAAAGACTATAAAGATTGTCATGCGTGGGTTTACAAAGCAATAGAATTTAATGACGGTATGTTCGATCCAAGAAATAGGCATATACTATGTCCAGAACAACATTTTGATATTGAAATTAAAAAACCATGGGCAGCTTATTCTTATGATACTCCAGAGGGTAAGCTAGAAGGCAATCTGGGTATTAAGGGTACAATAGATCTTATAACTCTAGTAAACGATAATACTATCGAGATTATTGACTGGAAAACCGGTCGAAGATTAGATTGGGCAACCGGACAAGAAAAGACTTTAGAAAAACTACAGAACGACCCACAGCTACGAATATATCATTATGCTATTAGTCATTTATATCCTCACATAGACCATATCATATTTTCTATCTATTTTATTAACGATGGCGGTCCTTTTTCCATATGCTTTGATAAATCAGATCTTTCTAAAACAGAAGACATGTTGCGTCAAAAATTTGAAATAGTTAAGAATACACGAAAACCAAGACTAAATAAAAGCTGGATGTGTACAAAATTATGTCATTTTGGTAAAACAACATTTGATAATACTCATATAGAGCCACAAATAGAATATAGAGAAAATCAGACATGCGGTGTGGGTTCAACAATGACAAAATGTGAACAAATTAAGCATGATATTAATCTTAATGGTATGGATTCTGTTGTAAAAGAGTATAAGAATAAAAATCACTCATTTGCAAAGTACAAAGCACCTGGAACCACAGAATGATATCTCTTTCGCTTGACAATACCTATTCGTATCGTACAATACATCAAGTCAGTTTCTCCTTGAGCCTCAATACCAAAAGAAGGAAATAAAAGATGGACGTGAATAAGAGGTATATTCCTCTGCACGTCCATTCTTAAGTGGGTCACATTACTCACTTTTGGATGGACTATCTAAACCGGCACAAATTGCAAAAAGATGTAATACTCTTGGCGTAACTTCATGTGCAATTACTGACCACGGAACAATATCTGGAACTGTACAGTTTTACCAGTCAATGAAATCTAATGGCATCAAACCCATTTTAGGTTGTGAATTATATATTAGTGAAGATGATTCTCATGTAAAGACTAAAGAAAATAGTAAGCTTGGACATTTTATAGTCTTGGCTAAGAACAAAAAGGGGTGGGCTAGTCTAATAAGAATCATATCTGAATCTAATAGCAAGCATAATTTTTATCATAAGCCTAGACTAAGTTTTAATAGATTACAAGAATTTTTAGACGGTAATCTAATTGGCTTTTGTGGTCACCTAGGATCAGTATTGGCAAATAAGATACTAAGATCCAATGACGATCCCGAGAAAGAAGCTATTGAAATGATAGCTAAAATGAAGGATATTTTTGGTCAAGATAATTTCTTCTTAGAGTCTCAACTCATGGATAGAGAACATATACCAGAACAGGTTAAGCTAACAGATCTAATAAGAAGACTTGGCTCAATAACTAAAACAAAAGTCATATGCACACCGGATGCTCATTATTGCGATAAGTCAGATGCTGTTGATCAAAGAATTCTGTTATGCAATAATCTAAAGACTACTCTTGTTGATATTAATAAAAAGATACTCAACAACGAAGATGTTCCTATGGGATGTTTTTTTAAGTCAGATAATTATTACATATTGTCTCCAGAAGAAATGGCTAATTTACATTCTCAAGAAGAAATAGATAATACCAATCATATAGACTCTATGATAGAATCATATGACATTCTAAATAAGCCTGCTCTTCCAAATTTCGAATGCCCAAAGGGATTTAATCCAGATGAATATTTAAGAGAATTATGTAGAAATGGTTGGAGAGATAAGATAGCCAATAATATCCCAAAGGATAAGCAACAAATCTATGTCGATAGAATTAAGGAAGAACTAGATGTTTTACAGGGTGCTGGGTTGTCAAGCTACTTTTTGATAATTCAAGACATACTCAATAATGTTAAGTCTAATAATTGGCTTCCAGGACCAGGAAGAGGGTCTGCTGCAGGATGTTTGGTCTCATACTTAATAGGAATTACTGCTATAGATCCCATAAGGTACGATCTACTATTTAGTAGATTTTATAATTCTGGCCGAAATACTGCCGACCGTATTTCTATGCCAGATATAGACGTTGACGTACCAATCAATAAAAGAGAAGAAATCATCTCATATATTAAAAATAAGTATGGAAGCAATAAGGTATCTCAAATGATAACTTATAATACTATGAAAGGAAGAGGAGCTTTAAAGGAGGTATTAAGAGTATATGGTAATGTGGCATTTGAAGAGATGAATCGTATAACAAAATATATTCCGGACGAAGCAAAAATTGCAGACGAGTTGCAAGAGATGAAAGAAGATACTGGCGAAGCATCTATTATCCGTTGGGCATTAGAAAACAATGTTGACAAACTCAAGGAGTGGTGCTATATTAATGAAGAGGGAGAGCTTGCTGGCCCTCTGGCAAAGCGTTTTGAGCAGGCTATTCGTTTAGAAGGAACTAAATCCAATCAATCAAAACATGCTGCTGGTATTGTTATTAGTATTGATGAGCTCAGTAATGTTTGTCCCATGATTTATGATTCAAAAAATGACCAACTTATTGCAGGCATGGAGATGCAAGACTTGGAAGCTTTGGGTGTAATTAAATTCGATATTCTAGGAGTAGCTATGTTGGATAAAGTTATGACTATTTCTGACCTATTAAAAAATGGAGAATAATTATGGAAAAAACTTTCGGTGAATTAGCAGTAGGAGAAAAATTCAGTGTAAACGGTTCTGAGTATGTAAAGACAAACTCTGTAAAAATTACTTGTTGTCAGTCAGTAAATGCTCATTTATCTGACAATATTAATTCAAGAGTATTTTTTACCGATAACCTAGTGGTAGTTATTAATGCCTAATTTTCAAAAAATTTGTGTTTTCGATTTCGAGACTGACGGTATCAATCCAGAAAAATGTAGTCCTGTTCAGATAGCTGCTATTATTATAGATCCTCTTAAATTACAAGTAGTTCCGGATTCTGAATTTAATATCAGTATTAAACCAGAAGCCCTGATAGATAATCCAGAGTATGACTATGCAGATAGCGATGTTCTAGATTTTCATGCAAAAGTTAGGGGTTCTTCTAAAGCAGATATTCTAAAAGAATGGGGTTCTTATCAGAAGCAAGATCATGGATGGAAAATGTTCACATCATACCTTGATATGTATCATACCAGATCTGAAAGAAAATCTTGCTTTAGTGCTCCTATTGCTGCTGGATACAATATAAATAGATTTGACCTTAAGATTATTGAGAGACTTAGTAATAAGTATAATAATCTCAATAAAGAAGGTAAGTCTAGCTTATTCTATCCTAGAGATGTTGTAGATTTAATGAACATGGTATTTTATTGGTTTGAAGGCAATAATGAGCTCAAGAACTATACTCTGGATAATCTTAGAGATTATTTAGGCATATCTAAAGAAGGTGCTCACGATGCTTTGAAGGACGTAAAAGATACTGCAGATATATTGATTAGATTTCTAAAATTACATAGGAATTTATCTAACAAGATAAAATTTAAGGGGTCATTTGGTAATGTCTGATTTTTTTGCATTTGATTGTGGCTGTAAATTTAAGGTAATAGATGGTTCAGGTGATATTCCAAAAATAGAATTTTCTGCTAATATAGAAAATCTTAATCTGGAATGCTATAGAACTTGGGATCTAATATCTGAAGGTAATACCAAAGGATGTTTTCAATTGGAGTCTAGGCTTGGTCAAATGATGGCTAAAAAACTTAAGCCAGAAAATATTGAACAATTATCTGGGTTAATAGCTATTCTTAGGCCAGGATGCTTAGAATCTGTTAGAGACGGTAAAAGTATTACCAATCACTATATAGACAAGAAAAATGGATTGGAAAGTATTGACTATTTTCATATGGCGTTAGAACCGGCGCTAAAGACAACATATGGAGAAATGATATATCAAGAAGAAAGTATGCAGATAGCCCACGATATTGCAGGATTTGACTTGCAGGAAGCGGACATGTTAAGAAAAGCTATTGGAAAAAAGAAACCAGAAGAAATGGCTAAATTGAAGAAAAAATTCTTAACAGGATCTAAAGAAAAGAACATAGTAACAGAGGATCAGGCAGAAGAAATCTTCGGCTGGATTGAAAAATCACAAAGATACTCTTTCAATAAGTCTCATAGTATTAGTTATGCGATGAACGCATACCTCTCAGCTTATGCAAAAGCTCACTTCTCTAGAGTATTTTTTGCCTCTTACTTAAAATTTGCTAAGGACAAAATAGATCCTCAACAGGAAATCAAAGAATTAGCAAGAAACGCCAACGAAATGGGTATTGATGTTAGGCTCCCGGATCTACGAAATCTTAATAAGAACTTTTTTATTAAAGACAAGAATATATACTTCGGATTAACGGATATTAAGGGGGTTGGAGATTCTGTATTCAAAAAGCTACTAGAGCTTACACAACAGAAAGATATTAATTTATTAGGATATTTAGAATGTATTTGCCATATACTACTTAATATCAACTCCACAGCTGCTAAAGCTCTTGTTGGTAGCGGTGCTCTAGATTACTTTAGGAAAAATCGAACAGAAATACTTTTTCATTATGATATATTGTCATCTTTAACTAAGAAAGAGTTGGAATTATTCGACTGTCTTATAAAAGATAATCCAACAGCAGATATAAGGATCAGCCTATCGGCCCTGCTTAATGAAAAGATAACAAAAAAGAGAATAGAGCCAATCTCTAACTTGGTTAGATCATTGGAGCATCCTCCGTACTCATTAACAGATAAGATTGAATGGTTATCAGATTCAGAAAACTCATTATTGGGCGTTGCAATATCGTGCTCTAAGCTAGATTCTTATGATATAAGTATGACTAATACTAATTGTAAAGAATTTAAAACCACGCTATTGTCAGAAAAAATAATCTTGGCTGGTGAAGTTAGTAATGTAAATATTATTAAAACCAAAAAAGGTAAGAATCCAGGACAAGAAATGGCGTTTGTCAGCGTGGAGGATGCTTATGGTTTATTAGATTCTATTATCTTTTTTCCAGAGCAGCTGGAAACATACAAGCATCACTTATTCCAAGGAAATGTATTGATTTTCATTGGAAACAAAACAAAAACAAAGGATGGTTTGGTGGTTGAAAAGTGTTTTACGCCGAGATCTTGACAATCACACGCCGTCTATTATGATATGTTATCGTGTTCGTTGGTTTGGTTTTATTTTTAATTAAGGAGATGATATGAATATCACGATTTTGAGGGGTAATTTAGCAAGGGATCCGGAATTGCGAGTTGTTAATACCGGCGGTAAGCAGACTTCTGTTGTTAATTTTACCGTAGCCGTTTCTAGGGAATATACTAAGGCTAGTGGAGAGAAGGATAAGGTTACTTCGTTTATTAACTGCGAAGCATGGGACACCGGAGCAGAGATTATCGGATCCTCTTTTAAGAAGGGTGATCTAGTTCTAGTAGAAGGATCTTTACGTAATGACACATGGGAAAAGGATGGTGTCAAGCATAGTAGTCTAAAGGTTAGAGTCAATAATTTCTCTAAGATTACTAAGTTGTCTAAGCAAGGCAAGGGCGAACAAGCTGAAACAGCTGAGTCTGTTGCTTTCTGAGGATGGTTGTATAATAATTTCATAAATATGGGGGCGGTAAAACGCCCCTATTTTTATCTTCATCTCTTACTATTATGAATAAATCAAAACTTAAAATACTTATGGTTTCTGAAGCTAGCTTTCTTAGTTCTGGCTTCTCAATTTATACTAAAGAAATTTTATCTAGGCTATATAAAACTAATAAGTATGAAATAGCAGAATTTGCTTCATATGGATTGGTAAATGATGCAAGAGACAAGGATATACCTTGGATATATTATGCTAACGCAGTCAGAGACGACGACCCAAGACATAAAGAATATACCTCAAGGGGAGATAATCAATTTGGTAGGTGGAGATTTGAGAAAGTTTTACTAGATTTTAGGCCTGATGTTGTCATAGATATCAGAGACTATTGGATGAGTTCGTATCAGGCTTTGTCTCCTCTTAGAAAATTCTTTCATTGGATACTTATGCCAACAGTTGACTCCGCCCCTCAACAGGAAGAATGGATAGATACATTTCTATCAGCTGATAGTGTCTTTACTTATTCAGACTGGGGTGCAAATGTATTAAAAGATCAAAGCTCAGGGAAAATAAACTATGTAGATACAGCATCCCCAGGCGTTGATCTCTCTGTATTTAGGCCAGTAGAAGATAAAGGAGATCTAAAAGAACAATACGGTATATCTGAGGATAGTTTAGTTATAGGTTCTGTTATGCGTAATCAAAAAAGAAAACTCATACCAGAACTCATGATATCTTTTAGAAAAGCTCTTGACATTCTACAAGCAGAAAATAACCCTTTGGGAGAAAAGATATATCTATATATCCATACAAGTTATCCAGATGCTGGTTGGGATCTGCCAGAACTATTAAAAGAGTATAGATTAGCCAACAGAACAATATTCACATACTCATGCAGAAGGTGTGGATATATAAATTCAAGTGTTTTTGTGGGGCCTCAAAAAGTATGTTCAAAATGCCTAGAAAAAAGCATGACGTTCTCCTCTGTAACAAATGGCATATCTACTGAACAACTAGCTAAGATTTATAACTTATTTGATGCTTATGTTCAATATTCTATTTGTGAGGGATTTGGCTGTCCCCAAACAGAAGCTGGTGCTTGTGGATTACCAATATTTACAGTTGATTATAGTGCCATGTGCGATATAGTCAAAAAACTAGAAGCTGTAGCAATAAGCCCCAAGTCCTACTTTAAGGAGCTTGAAACCAAAGCTATAAGAGTATATCCGGATAATGATCAACTAGCGAATGAAATAGTTAAGTTATGTAATATGCCAACCTCAGAAAGATTAGCTATAGGTAAAAAAACTAGACAGCTAACAGAAAAATATTATAATTGGGACGATATAGCTAAAAAATGGGAAAAACATTTAGATCAAATAGATAGTAATTATAGATCAGACTGGAACAGTGCACCAAACTTTATGCAGAGTGTCGAACAAGAAATGCCGAAGGATCCAGGTCAATATTTTGATAACACAGCTAAACTGTGTTTTAATCATTTAAATGACACAGATACGATATCATCGATGAGCATGTTGACACTGCTACAATACGCTGATTATGGTTTTTCTATGCAAGGCTCTAATATTAATAAGCATGACTATAATGATATTATTAAATATGCTAATACTCATATAGATAATATAAATCATTCAGAAAAAGTTAGATCTGAAAATGTTAAATTTAATGATGATTTTATACAGTATGCGTCCATAAAAGCAAATACCTAAGAGATATTATGACAACAATATTCGTCGGTCCATATAGACAATATGATTATGCAGGACAAATATCAAAAATTTATTTGGACTCTATTAGTAGAGCTGCTATTAACAGAAAAATGTCCGTTATAAGCAGACCATTGTTTATAGATAATATGTCTATTATTCGGGAAAATAATAATAGCCTTAATAGGATGGAATTTATTACAGATAATCTGGAGCTAGAAGCAATAGTACAGCACGCACCAGCGGAATATCTTTTAGTACAAAAATATACTAAAAACATAGCGATACCAATTATTGGTAATAGAATCTCAAAAAGTCCATATAACCAGAATTATCAAAAGCTTAATTCTTTTGATTATATCTTGGTAGATAATGAATATGATAAAACATTACTGATTAGATCTAACATAACGTCTCCTATATTTGTTTTTGACGAGCCATTCCCTGACAAAGATATTGTTGAGCATTCTAGCAAAAAATATAACCTTGGAGAAAAAATTGGAGATAATTTTATTTTTGGTTTTATAGGAGCATATAAGCAGAATATCTCAATAATTCAAAAAATTATAGTTTCTTTTCTCATATCTTTTCGTTCATGCTCCGATGTTCATCTCTTAATATGTGCCAAAGGCACCGAGCAGGACAAGAGAGATATAGAAAATTACTATAAAGAGATAAAACAAAAACTTAAAATAATAGACTATGATAATGTTATATTTATCTTCAATGGTTTAGAGACGGAATCCGTCATTGCTTCATTGAATACGTTTGATTGTTTTCTCTCTCTGAATGACGATTACTCTCAATATATCTATGAAAAATATTTTATGAGATCAGGAAAAAATCTTATAAATAAGCACAATATTACAACCATACAAATACCAACAATAGCTGTTGATATTTCTTCTGATATCAATGATTTAATGATTTCGATACCAACGACAGATCTTTATCAAAAAATGATAGATACTAAAAATCAAAAAAATAATACGAACAAACACCAAAAAACTAAAAAAAGCAACAATAAGAATTTGGGAGAAACACTATGTCATATTCTACAATAATGCAGAATATTTTGAGTCCAGTACTCTCTTTATCTGGCAAGTCTCCTAAAAAAGATTTAAAAATATTGTATGATCATAGTGATACCTTATTTGATAAATTCTTAAAAGAATATTTAGATATTTCATTAATGTATGAGTCTGAGTACGTTCGCACCCGAGGTATGTTTTTCTACGATATATATTGGAACAACAATCCCGTACAATACATATCAAATGCTGAGTTGTATAAAAATGAACACATACTAGATATGGTATTCTTTCATGAACTACCAGAAGCATCGCTTAAAAAAGAGGATAAATTCCTTTTACAAAATAGATTAAGAGATTCTTTGATAATATACATGAATAAGTCGCTAAAAAACGAATGGTCGATAGGCAACGGCAAACATATAGCTTATGGTATTCCAGAACAAGAAATAGATCTTGGTCATCCACGAAAATCTGTTGTTGTATTAAATCCTAACGGTGCGAAATCTATAGAATTTTTGTATTCTCATATAAAACAATACTTTTCAGATACTACAATTCTAAGCATAGATAAGCATACGTCTTATAATGATATTACAAATATCTTAAAGCAGCATGATGTTTGTGTATCTATAAAGAAATCTTTTGATTCTATGGTTGCATTGTCTTGTGGGTGTGATGTTTTGTCATCATCTGTTCTAGAAGAAGACGGAATTAAAAATATAGACGATTTTAATAAGATTCATCTTGAGATAGAACTTGTTTTAAAATCACGTAATAAAGATAAAATTAAAGAACGTACTAATAATTTAATTAAAAAATACGATCTAGTAAAATTTCAAAATGAAATCTATAATACTATTATAGATAGGATAAGGAGACCATTTGTACTATGAGCAGATTAATTAATCTATACACGATTAAAAAACAAGAGACAATAAACGGTTTTGATAATGTAGAGATCAATGATTTGTCTAATTTGATCAATCATTCAATAGATCATATATATTGTGGATGCATAGAGTATTTTGATGTTCAGGTAGCGACAAATGTACTCTCTGGCATAAAAGAAAAAATTCGACCAAGTGGTTTAGTTACTCTTACTATAAATAATTTTAAACATATTTCTAGACAGTATTTCAATAATTCATTATCAGATGAAGATATGCTTAATTTTATAAGTGGAGTAAAGTCCATCTTTTCTTTAAAACAAATAGCTTCAATATTCGAAAAGAATGAAGAATTTAAAACAATAAAGATAGAACATACTGCAGATTTTTTTAAAACATATATTACTATCCAAAGAATAGGCTTATGAAAAATACTAATTGTGAAAAATGCATTTTCTCAGACTATGCAGATAGTCCAGATCCATGTGCTATGGATATAATTGATCAAATTAAAGATAGCAAAAACTTAACAATAAATAGTGAAAATTTTTATTCAGTACATAATTATCTTTGTCCGTATGCCTTTAGTATGAGAGTGTATGAAGAACATAAAGAAGAGTTGGGGTCTATTGATGACTTAAAAAAGAGTCTTTACTTAAAGAATAGAATCTCTTACTATCTAATTATTTTCCTAGAAGATATTGATCCAAATGATGTTGTTAAAAGCATAATGGGTTTGCCTATTAAGCCAGGATTTGTTTCAATTGTCACCTATCAAAAAAACAATACTGAAAACCTTATTAACTGTTTCAAAACTCTAAAGGATAACAACATAGAATGGAAGCTCCACAATATGTTGGAAAAATTTGACTACCAAGAAAGCATTAGCGTAGTATTAGACACCAACACCGCCAAGAATACTAATCAATTCCTTTGGATAAACTGTGCAATATCTTCTAATCTATGGAGCGCAGATATTATTAATCTAAACCATATAGTAACTATAAAACAACCAGTAGCCCATGCTTTATATAGAAATCAAGAAGATACAGATGGTCTATTTATTACCTTAACAACATATGAAGAGATTAGACATTCTGTTAATATGGATATTACACTAGCACTGAAAGAGATTGATAATCCTCTAGTAAAATATTATGCTTGATATACTATTATTAGTACCAGAAATTACCAAAGGAATGAAATCCCTAGGATCCAAAGCTCTGTTGACAATTAAGAATTCAACAATGGTACTAGATTATCAAATACAGCAATTGAAAAAAATAGATAGCAATTGCAATATTTTTATAGGAGCAGGATTTGAGTGTGATAAAATTAGAAAAGTGATATCTAAATATAGCCGTGTGCATATTATTGAGAACGAGAACTATGCAAATACAAATCAGGCGAAATTGATAAAATTGTTTATAGATAATCATGTCTTAATAAATAATTTATTAATAATCAGTAATGGAGTTTTGTTTAAAAACTCCTGTATCAAAAATTCTAGTAAATCAAAAATATTTTTAATCGACAAACCAAAAGCAAATTTTAATATAGGATGTAGTCAATCTGATAGCGTCAATTACTTATTCTATGACTTACCGGTACCTTGGTCTGAGTGCATATTATTAGATAATATAGCTATTAAAAACATAAAACAAATTTGTGAATATGATAATATAGATCAAATGTTTCTTTTTGAATTAATTAATATTCTAATGGAGAGACATAATACTATATTCGATAAACATTTCATACCTAAAAAAAATATAATGAAAATTAATACAGCAAAAGACATATCGAGGGCTAAGTTATTTATATGAAATTATTTGTACAAGAATTTGAAGATAAATTTATTAATAACGTCTCTTTAATTAAATCTAACAATTTTATTGTAGTCAACGATGAAATAGATGGCAATCTATATCAAATACATTACAAGTATAATTTTGATGCATATATCTTTGTTTCCTCATTAATGACCAATGAAATATACCAATATATACTCGAATTTAATACAGAAAAAAAGATAATACTTTACCACGATAGAGTAAATGCAGATATGATGGAAGCATTGGGGGAATACTGTGTAAATATTGGACCAAAATCTGATATGGATTCTGTTTTAGAAATTCCAACATTAATAAATAACGATATATTCTTTAACACAAACAAAAAAAGAAATAAGTATATACCATGCTTTATTGATAATGCATCAACTATGAATAATGAATTATACGGTGTCTTATATCCAAATAAAAATTTTAATATAAGGATCTTTGGGTCTTCATCTATTAAACATCCACAAAATGTTGGTTTACTATCAGAGCAAGATAGAGCCGATATTTTAAATGAAGCTGAGAGTTGTTTGTTGGTAGATGATCTGTATCTGGCAGAAGCGATGACCTGTGGAACAAAAATTCTAAGACCAAAAAATGGACAGTTAATAGAAGATACTGTTTCATTACCTGAAAACATAGAAACATATGGACAATTTTTAGACAGGATATTAAAAATATGATCGACCTTGGGATACTATGTGTTAAACTAGAAAATACAACCACTTCTGATCTTATTCTAAAGACAGCAAAATCTTTAATAGATAATAACCCATATAGTCAGATATGCGTCTTTAATAGCTACTCTGAAGTTATTGATAATCATTCTGTTCCAATACTACATATCAGTCAAGCTAAATTTTTTAAAGGAAACTTAATAGTATTTGACATCCCTTCATTAATACTAAGTAAAAACTTTATTAATTTATCAAAAAGGTTTTACTACGCACACGAGTTACCCTGGACAAAATATTCTCAAAACTTTAAATATTGGTCTAAAATATTTGAATGCGAAGATTTGGAGATAATAGCTAAAAACCAACAGCTTTGTGATATTTATGATATATGCTGGAAAAAACCAATAGGTATATCGGAGGATTTTTCATATGAAACAATCAAAGATCTTGTATAGTAAATTATCTAAGTCAGAAAAAGAAAAAATTATACGATCATCATATTTAGATAGCAAAAAAAGTTTTGCAGATATAGCTTCTGAGTATGGAACGTATGCTAATAAAATTAGGAGAGACGCTGTGTCTTTTCAGATACCTATAAGGGATAAATCAGATGCTCAAAAGAATGCTCTTAAAAGCGGCAAGCATCAACATCCTACAAAAGGCAAAGAAAGATCGATTGAAGAAAAAAATAAGATTGGTATTGGTGTTTTGAAGTCATGGGATGAATTAGACAGTAAGACTTTACAAGAAAGAAAAAATAAAAGTAAAGAAGCTTGGGAGAAAATGGACCAAGAGGCTAAGAAACATATGATCAAATTAGCCAATGATGCTGTTCGTTTAACGAGTAAGGTTGGTTCAAAACTGGAAAAGTTTATTCTTGATAGTCTTCTTCAAGACGGATACAAGGTCGATTTTCACAAAGAGCAAAGTCTACTAAATACCAAGTTGCAGATTGATCTGTTTTTGCCTAGTATGAATACGGCTATAGAAATTGACGGGCCGTCTCATTTTCTTCCTGTTTGGGGAGAAGATGCTTTAGCCAAAAATATATCATATGATCAAAAAAAGCAAGGATTGATTTTAGGTAAGGGGTTGGCTCTGATAAGAATCAAACAGACCAAGGATTTTTCAAAAACAAGATCACAGTTAATTTATTCTAAACTCAAAAAAGTCATAGACGATATTCAACAATCTTTTCCACAACCAGACAACAGAACTTTTGTAATAGAGGATTAAAATGGTCAAAAATAAGAAGGACAACAAAGAGATGATTGAAGATAAGGCATTGGAAGTAATCGAAGTAGCACAACCGAAGACTGTTACACCTAATGATCTGGAGTGGACTGATCATGTTCTAGGATTACTAAGTGATGATGAAAAGATTAGCGGTAATCCAACAACGGATGGTTTGAGGAGAATATTTGAGATAGCATTAAATTGTGATGTTATTGAGGCTATCACAGAAATAGTACAAACTCCAAGTCCAGATAATGAAAAAAGAGCCACCGCCACACACACCATACGCTATGTATTAAAAGGAGATGTCTCAGATGACATGAATGTTAAATACAGGGCTGTTAGCGGTGCGGCTGACGTTTATTGGGGCAACTGTGACAAGGCGTATCGTAACCATCCTACTGCTGTAGCGGAAACAAGAGCAGAAGGTCGAGCTTTACGACGAGCATTAAAGCTAAGAAAAGTTATTGCGGCCGAAGAAATGGTCAAAGATATGGAAGATCACCCAGATCAGGATACTGTATCAAAAATCACAAATAATCAGATTAATTTCATTGACGTTATGGCAAAAAGACTTAATATAAATGTGAGCAAGCTTTTGGAAAGTAATGCTCTAGAATCTAAGAATATTTATGCTTTAAGCCACGAAGATGCCGTAACTATAATAAGGCTATTGTCTAAGCATCAGCAGAATATTACTGAGATTCCTGATGACTTATTAGGCTTTAACAATGAATGGAAATAATTATGAAAGTTTTATACAGAGCTAACGACAAATTATCTTTTGAACTAGAAGCTTCTGGACAAAAGGAAGTTTTCAAGGAACTTGCACTAATACAAGAGATTTTCTCTGAGGAGAAGTGCGGAGTATGTGGTTGTACTAATATCAAGTTTATTGTTAGAAATGTTGATGCTAATGATTATTATGAATTAAGATGCACAGACTCTAAGTGTGGTGCTAATCTGTCCTTCGGTCAGCATAAAAAAGGCGGAACATTATTTCCAAAGAGGAAAGATGACGAAAACGCATATCTACCCAATAAAGGATGGCATAAGTGGACCAAAGAGAAATAATTTAAAAAGCCCTGATAGTTTTTTCACTGTCTCCAAGTTTTCCATTGAATAATTGAAAGCCTGTACTATCATAAGCGATAAGTCTTGTTAGGTCTTTGTGACATTGTCCTATCCCATAGTCACACACTAGTTTTATTCGTAAAAATCTAGTATTTGGGAATTGAGTACCATAAATTATTAAAACAACGGTTTTTTCAAGTCCGTCTCTTAAGTTATCTAAATTAATTTCACCCATATCAGAATCGTTAATTAAACAACGAAATTTAGCCGCATCGCATACATGTCCATCTGCACCTCCAGCCTTAAATATCAATGTAATTTTGTCAAAATTGGCTCCTCTTCTAACCACATCGTCTGAATAATATTCATAAGGTATCCATTCCCAGGCTTCTAAAGTATCCATATATTCTGTATTTTTATTCTCTATTCCGTCTACACTGCCAAAAAATCCTCTATAAAGCATCTCATTTTGTAGTACCATAAAATCACTAGGAGCAACATATTGACCAGATGGATTTATACAATGCCAGCAAACAAAGTTATTAGCTAATTGACCGACAGAACTAAACGTTGATCCTGGTGGCTTTACTAGATTACCATTTTTATCAAAAGTATACTTAGTATACCTTTCAGAATCAATACTTTTAATCTTTCTTGGCATATTTCTAAACTTGATTTTGAGAGTATCTGTCAAATTTAGAACGTCTTTTATTTTTTTATTACCAAAAGCATTTGCTCTGCTGCCTATCGGTCGTATATACTCTTCTCTCATCTGTATAACATTGTCCTTAGTATTATCTCCTAAAGAAATGATAAGTTTTTTACTTGCTCCTGTTTTAAGGTTTAAATCTCCATAAACAAGATTTTCTGATTGATCCCATAAAAGAGGAGGAGAATTAGACCAGACAATATTTGGATATAATTTACTATACTCATTAATTTTTGATATTATATCAGCTTGACTTGTTGTATATTCAATCTTATCTCCAGCTATAACAAGATTTTCATTTATTCCATTAGTTATATTTGCTCCATTAGGTGGTGAGATCTGTGAGTCTCCACCATCATAATTTCCAACTATATTTCCTATCTCGTAAGTAGTTTTGTATGGTATTTTTATGGAAATTTCTTCAGCTAGTCTACAGGGTTTTTCTGGGTCAATATGAATCCAGTATAAGTCTCTATTTTCTTTATATGATACTGTAACCCCACTAGCTTCTGGTGGTAAATTTGGTCCAGTCTTTACGCTTATGCTTCCAGAAATATATGGCATCAAAATGTCAGATGTTCCACATAAAGATAGGGCCATCTGCAGATTTGTTTTTTCTCTTGTAAAATTAACCAAAGATTGTTTTGCTTCTGTCTTTAAACAGACACCCGTATCATACGTTTGTTGACTAAGACAAGATACCGGATCATTAGATAGGTCATTATAGTATTTTAAGCTAGACGGTATTATACCAGTACAAAGTAGGTCTAGTCTATTGCGAATTATATCTTTATCTTGTTGACTAAAATTTATTATGTTATTTCTAGTATAGTCATTTTCTATATAGATTTCACCAGAAAAAGGAATGCTAGTAAACTGTCCAGATTTAAGACATATAGCGAACGGCTCTGACTTATCTGCAAAAGATGTTGATCTTAAATTTTTGATAAGCTGATTTTCTATTATGTCTTTGCTAAAAGTAGTATCATTATTTTCAAAAACATACCTAAGATCATTTTTAGTATAAGACCAACCCCTTAATTTATTTCTGTAGGGGAAAACCCCGGCTATAGGATCTCCAGTAAAGTCAAAAGGATACACAGTACCTGAAACATCAACAATATCTACATGATTAAATTTTAACCTGTCATTAATCTGGTTATTAAAAATATCTTTAATGTTTTGTTCTTTATTATAATCTGGACTTATTGTATATAATTTATCTTGAACTAATTTATCTGTTCCCCATCCTATACTTCCTTCGCTATATGTGCTAATATGTGATTCTGGATTTATAGGACCAAAAGATTCTGCTAAACTATTACTAAAGGCCCAATTATTAATAGGAAAATTTTCTGATGTTCTCGTAGTAACATCGTCCTTATACAAGAATAACACATCAGCTCGGCCACTTGATTTTGTAATATATCCATTTAATGTTAAACCAGAACTCAATGTAAACATAGTTTTATTACCTTCTGTAGTAGATAATAGATATTTGTTTTCTACGTATATGTTATTATCTTCAACATCAGATATTTTTATATTATCATCGATATCAAAAAAATCAAATGCTCGCGTACCATTTATCAAAATTTGTCTCTTATCAGTTGTAGGAGTTCCTATATCATTAGATGCCCAATAAGTATCATAATTATTCTGTAAGAATATTGGATTTTGAAAGAAAGGTATTTTATCCCAAGATGATTGGTTAATAACATAATATCCATTCTGAGCTGGATCTGTTTGATTCTTAACGTAAACTATATCATTTTCATAGAAAGGAGCCATATCAGCTAATTTAATGCCGGTACCAAATAATCCATTTATATTCGCTGTTGTCGATTGAATAGCAGAAGATAGTTTTAAATCTTCATACCCATTAACTACAGTATAATCAAAATGAGATAGTGCTGGAATATTATCTTGTGCTAATTTTATGAATTTGTATTTATTTTTGGATAAAGCTGGAGTATTTATATATCTAAATATAGGAGCTTCAAAATAAAACCAATTAGCACCATCGTTACTCGCACACACTATAGCGGTATCGGCATCTCCAAAAGACAAATTCGAGTATATTGGTTTGTAGTATTGGGCATCACTAGCTATAGTTTGATTTAAGAATCTAACATCTGTAAAATAATTAACGATAGGATCTGCACGACCTCCATTAGCCATAAAGGCACTTACCGTAGCTAGTGCCGCGAGACCTCCAACCGCACCAGCAAAACCAAGAGCAGCGCCCAACATAGCATATGGCAAAAGAGAAGGAAATGTTGGTAATTGACTAGATATCCCTCGATACATATCCGGATCACAATTAAAACAATTATTGACATTAGCAAGGTATGGATAAGGAGCATTAAAATTAACACTAGGTATCAGATGATTCTTGTTTGTAAAATCTCCAATAAAATTGACACCGCTAGAAGTATTATACGTATTTGATAATGGAGAAAAAGCAGAATAGTCTATATATCCTAAAACGTCTTTAGCTACAGGTTGGACAATATCATCAGTATGTATGATGATCTCCCAGCTACATAAGCTGTTCGATATCGAAGATGAATAGTTTTTGTGCTCAGTAGACAATAATCCGGCAACATTATCATTAATTAGCAGATTATCTAAAATAGTATTAGTATAGTCTATTGGATCAATAAAAGAAAAATTGATTGTAAATTCAGTACCTGTTAATGGTATATTGTAAAATTTAGTAAATGAATTACCTACTCTATTAAGTTTATTGGTCTTAATAATATTGTTATAGATTTGAAAACTTATATCATCATATCCAGTAGCTGCAACTGTTGGTTGTATTAATCCATAGTTATTTAATTGTTCTTTTAAAGGAGATCTAACATAACTATTATCTATATTGTTAGACGTAGTAATATATTTGTTAGCATGATCGGAAAATTTAAAAGTAAAATTATTAGTATAATTAGATATGTGTTCTTGATTTAATAAATATAGTCTACCAATTCCATTTGTTGGTATAGCATTTCCTGTATTCATATTTCCTAATGCTGATAAATATTGATCAGTAGTATTTCTATAAGAGATAAAATTAGGTCCAGCGAATAGTCTGTTAAAAAACTTAGTATCTTTCTGCAAAGAATCTTTCGAATAGTTAGGATTTTTAACATCTAACCACACCACTAAATTCTTGGGATTAACATAGTTCAAAAAATTTAACTTAACTTCAAGGTCTTTTATTCTCAAATGAGAAATGCCTGTTGATGGCAGCCCATAAGTTATAGAAGAAGTTAAGCACCCATTAGATATTAAGCTGTTATTACTTTGTTCTTGAATTGGAATATTCGGACTATTGTTTAAATTATCATAATCAAGATTATTCCATTTTATAGAGCTAAACCCATACTTATTAGCTAAAGTAATATCGGGTGTCAATAAATTTTCATTTAATACTATTGTAGACTGGTATACTATATTCTGTCCATCAAGAGATGGTTTAAGATTTACTAATCCTGGTCCACTAAAAACAAAAGATTTTTGTCTATCAAGATTATTAGATATCACACATGACTGGTTTACATGATTGAAACTACCGTTATCCTTTATCCACCCAGAACTAGGATGAAAATGACCTCTTTTAAATTCAACATAATGCCCACTGCCCGCTTGAGCAACTTCTTTTAGATGACAATACTTAGCTCCCGTTCCAGGGATTAGAGAATAATCGTTTCTAGATAAAAGAACTGGCATCTCTACTGATTCTGGTTGAGGATGACCGGACATAATAATTCCTATATTTTCAACCACCTCACTATCATACCCTCCGTATGGTAAAACACTTGGAGATAAGGTTGTTGAGACCCCAGGTGTTGTGTATGAAACTTTATTATTGCTGCCACTATTTATTCTACCATCTATAGAATGGTAATAGAATGTTGTTGTACTCTTATATTTTCTAACATAACTAGAGGCCCCCAGCTCCTCATTATCTGCTAATTTAATTTTTTTATCTGCTACAACTCTCTCTCTAAAGAATGATTTACATTGACCATATTTATTATAGCTATCCCTCATATTCTGTATCCCCATACTTAACAATAATATTTTAGTGTTATTAGGATAAAAAGATAGTTTTAAATTTGCATCTTGATCCATTAATGTAATTTGTTGACTATTTACATTAAAGTCTAATTGGACATCTTTAAGTTTTGTAACATGCAAACGATCAAAATTTACCTCATATGTTTCTCCGTCGTCATAATAATTATCAGAATCTACTATCCATAAAAGACCTCTTTTATTAAAAGCCAACTGTTTAAAAACGCCGTTTATTATCTTATTATTACCAGATGGTAGTGGTGGAATTATTGTAGAATTTAATGGTTCAGTATCTGACGTGGTGATCTTTAATACGTCGGATTGTGAAACTCCTCCGCTTGTTGTTCTGGTTGCTTTAACTTGATAAGTTCCAGTAGAGTAGATATGAATATCTGGAGTAGGATCTGATGATGTAGGATATGCTCTTACTTGATATGCCTTTATTCCAGCTTTATTTATGTCTTTAAATTTTAAGCAATTTGGCCCACTTATTTTTTCCCATAAGTATGAATATTCTTCGATTCCTGGACTTGGATTAACATCGTATGTTTTAATAACAGACTGCTTGTTGAAGTTAGAAATTCTTATTCCACTACCCAAATAAAATGTTTCTGCTATTGGTGCCCTTAAAGATATATCGGCTAATGGAATAACACCACTAGTAAGAAAACCGCTGGCTCCTATAGTTATAATTGATCCAGTAGTACTAATATCTGTTATATATTTTATATTTCCAATCTCTATAGAGCTATTATTGTATATCGAACTAGCTAATGGTATTGTTTTATCGTACATGCCAATAGAGGACAATGACAAGAAAGCATGAGGCCCATTGCTTATTGGTTTTTTGAGACTTAAACCGACATCGGTATTTATATTTAAGAAAGGAGGATATTTACTTATCAATTTTTTGACCAAATCTAATTTTGATTGCACATAATTGAATCTATTATGTCTTTTATATACATGATTTGATATTTTTTTGTACTTATTAAAGATGATATTTAGTATCTTCTTAAGCTCTTTTATATCTGTATTGTCTCCGATGTCTGTAATATCAAGATTTATGTATGTCATTACAGCCGAGCGTATGTCATTGTCATTCAAAATATCTATTGTAGTTCTATCTATCAGCGGAGAACTACTAAGGAAATAACATAGTTTTTGTAAAGCTAAACTTTGTTTTTTATTATAAGCATATGCCGATCCGCGAAGTCTGCGTAGTGTTAGTGTGTGATATATTTCTCTGTATATGGGATATAATGCGGGAGATATATAGGTATTAGAATTTTCTAAATTAATTTTCCCCCTTAGCGAAGAAACTTCGGTCTCATAATATGAAAAACATTCTCCGTCTGGAATCCATAGATCATAAAATGACGGCGCAGTATCGCTATTATCAGGAGTATATTTGATTCCTTTTGTCGATACATAGAAATGAGAACCACTAGGTTGAGGTCCAATATTTATAGTCTGTATTTCGCTATTAAAACTAACATTCAGACCAGTAGCATTTATACCGGAACTATTTTGTATTAGTGCTGATTTTTTATTGAGAAGGCTGATAGTTCTATCATTAATCTTAACACCATAATCACCACTACTTAAATTCATATCTCTATAGGAAAAAGATCCAGTCCAAGATACTGTTGTTCCTATCGGTATGTCTTCATAGTCAAGAGTGCCACTACTACTATATGGAGCGCTATTTTTTTTATACCAGAACAATAAGCCGTATTCTGGCTTGATCGTTGTGCTCATAGATGATATAAACCAATTAGAGCTCATGTCTATACTTTTAAATCCTGTGCCTGATGGCGAAGGTAATTCAGTATTCCAGCTTTTAAATTTTGATTCAAAACTTACAGCGTTTTCTACTCCTAATATAGTATTTTGTATTTGCTGTCTACCAAAAAATGGTTTGTATCCTAAGAAACTTTCTCCGGTCATGAGCACGGGTGTCCAAACTTCAGTATCGACACTATTATCTATGAGTCCAATAACCGCTTCCATCCTTACTGATACTGGTTTCACCCCAGTTTCTGATTCGTATTTTATATAGACATCTCCATTTATATCGTCTATTAATCGATATTGTTCCAAATCTTGAAAGAAAGAATTATTAAAAATATCACACTTTTTAGTATTATTTATCTTATACATATTAAGCGCTTGTTGTTAGTGTCCATTTCCCATTAATATATGTAAATAAACCGTTACCGCCAGCTGCTGATAAATTAAATGGATTTTCAAAAAGAACCAACATTGTAGGATACGCTTCTCCTCGTTTTTTCCCTGGAGCATAAGACATTTCTAGGGTTGCCT